ACTATTATACTGATATGGTCTTTTGTCTGGAAATCTTCCTATGTATTGATGCAAGCGATGTGGAGCAATCTTGCATATGTCTTCAAAACAACCGAACGGAAGTCTATAAATGCTTCCGTTCTTCTCATAAAGGGTAATCGTTCTCGGAGTGTTTCCCAACCACAATCCCCTGCTTTTCTTCTTGTAATATTCTGGATTATTGAGTTCAAGCGATTTACAATAACTGATTATCTCATCCGTTGCTCCCTCAATATTGATTTTTGCGCCTACGATGATTCGCATTGCTATTCCTCCCACAAATAATCATTCACCAAGTAGACTTTTTCGCATTTTTTGAGCAACAGATACGGGATTTTGTATATGCTGTTCGCATACTTAACGGCTATAATCGGAGCGGGATTGCCGCGAGACATCCAGTAGTCAAAAGCGGACAACTGATTTTCCTCTAGTCTTGAGATGGGGATATAAGGTTTCACGCATGTTTTACACTCTACAACCATTGGCACTCCGTCTTTGCAAGCCAGTATGTCAAATGGTTGAGCGCCCGCGGCGCTGGGTTGCAAGAAGTGAACCCAGTATCCGCGAGCACGTAAGAATTGAACCATTTCCCGCTCAAAAGACGTTCCTAGTCTCTTGTTGTTCATATACACGCCTCATTAGAAAGGAAGGTTTGATTCTTCGAATTCAGGCATTTCAGCGGAAGCATTCGGGTCTCCCGACTGTTTGTTCGGCTCTTGCCATGCAGGAAGCTCGTTCTGGCGGCTGGACTTGATAAAGTAAGAGATACGGGCTCTTTTTTCCCCGTTGTACTCTTCATGCTTAATCGCACACGCACCGCACTTACCGACCCACTTATTCAGGTCTGTTTCGCCTTCTGGAATATCCTTGAACGAATCGTAGAACGCTGTAAGCATACGATTAGTAACGCTCGGATTATTCTTGAGGAACGGGATATAATGGCGAATGGTAGATGTCATACCGCTTACATCAAACGTAATCACAACCATGTTGTTTCCCGTAGACGATACTGCCATTTCGGCGGCGTTTACTCGGATGCGATACTGACCTACTGGTATCACCTGAAATTCCTGTTCTTCTCTAGTGTAGTTCCAACTCATAACTTAATCCTCCTTGTATGTGAAATTGGTGAACTCTTCTACAAGACATCCCTTGCGAGTATCAATCTGATTTTTCGCATAGATGTTCTGTGTTGCTTCTAAAATGATACCACGCGTACCATCCTGCTTGGCAAGAATCTTGCCGACCACGTCACACAGACCGCAGATGTTATCCACAATCTTCGTGCTAATTTTGGGGTACAACCGCGAATACTGAGTGCCGTCTGGGTGAGTAAATGCTTCTGTTGTTTCCCATGCTGTCCAAATCACGTTCACTCCCAGAGACTTCATGTAGCGCAGGCTGTTCACAAGTTTGTACTGCATGTACTGATAATCTGCCATTGCTGGCACGCCCTTGTTTTTGCCCTTGCTTCCCAAGTCAGACAGGATGCACCGCTCAAGCTCCGAGATATTATCCACAGCAATCGTGGTGATGTTGTTCTGTTTGATGAACCCGCCTTCACCAAGAGATTTAATCGTCTGCGTCCAAGAATCGAATGTATTGATGTTGTCGACTTCGCAAACGAGAACCTTGCTTGTATCTTTGACGACTTCCCCTTTCGCCAGTGTGCGCTGGATAGTTCTGTCGATGTCTAGCACAAGCGTATTTCCTTCACTGTTTTCGGCTATAAGCCCGATGGCTGTAGACTTTCCGACACCTGGGGCGCAATAGAGAAGCGCTGTGTACGGCGACTTGTTATTCGTTATTTTCTTCAGTTCCAGTTCCATATCTATCTCCTTTTCTGAATTCGATATACTCTGCGTCTTTGTCATAGTGCAGGCAGACTGGCGCATATTCGCATCTTCTTCCCCACCTGAAACAATGGAGAGTATTCTTGTAGAATTCCTCATTAGCTTCTGCGCACTTAATTGTTGTGATGATGTTCGAAAGTTCTTTCGAGAATTCAGCAACTTCTTCCTCAGTTCTTTCGACCATGAACACACGTACCTTTGACGGTGTATCTTCATGATACCAAGCTTCCATTCGATGGAAGTAATCCTCATCGGATTCGTCTTTCTTCTGGCGAATAGTAGGCTTTCTGACTACAGTGTAAATCATGGACAAAGACGCAAATGCAAGCATATATGCTAGAATTTGCTCATCCCACTGCAAGTCATACTCGTATTCATCCGTAAGCTCGGCTGATACAGTTTTGTGTTCAATGATGGTCTTAGAGCGCGGGCAATACCCGTCTGCCCTTCCGATAAACTCATCGTCACCAACACCGATGCTAAAGTCCACCTCTGATTCCATATCCTCTGGTATAAACGGAGCGAGGAAAGTTCTGTACGCCTGAAACATAGCATATTCCTTAGTGAATTCAGGCTCAACTGTTTCACCCTTATGGAACGCCTCAATCATTTCGTGGTACTTCTTTCCCGTAGCAAGCGTTTCAGCGGTATCAACAGGAGTAAGTTCTTCCACATACTTGAGGTAGTATGCACGCCTACAAGCTTTAAACGTCTTGATTCTGCTTATGCTGACTTTCATTTTGCTCATCTTCCTCCAATACCAAAATAATCTTTTCCGTAGTGACTTTTGTCGGTGTTTGCAGATTTGCCTCAATCATGTAGATAGTCTGCGTCGACAATCCCACCTTCTTGGCGAACTCTTTCTGCGACAAATTATGCTTTGCACGATAAGTCACAATGCTCTTCCCAAGGTTACTTGCATCTTTGAGAACATATTCCCTGACTGGCAACTGACTCACCCCCTTTCGTATGATACGATGATATCATCACCAAAGTGTAATGTCAACACTTTTTTTGCCTAGTTTTTATTTTATTATATTATCCTATACTTTTTTATGTGTAGATTGTGTAGGATGTGTAGATAAAGTATACATTTTAGAAAAGTACCTATAGAAGTAGTTCTATAGAGACTTTTGAAAAATGCAGGTTCTACATACACATCCTACACAAAAAAAGTGGGCAGTGCAATGTTGCACCACCCACCAAGCAGATAGATATTGGCTCATACTTCCGACAATTTTCGTATTATGTTGTTGTAGAGCTGGGGATTCACCATAAGCAACGCGCTCATTGCCTCGTCTATTATGGGGAAGCAGTTTTGGATTCCCCGTTTTTGCACGAGTTGTGAAAATTCAGACGTAGAATATTGTATTTCTGGTTCTGAAGCATAAGAGTATCCGCGTTGTGGGACTTCCGTTTTGTGATTCAAGATAGTATAATACGCCGCTAATTTCAGGCACGTAGACGCCGTGGGATGTTTGCTCCCTTCGCACTCGGCTATTGCTTCTCTCAAATCATCTTCACGTATCATTACATCTGCTCCATCTTACGAATAAACTTTTCCAGCTCCATTTTTGTACGATGGTCTGGCGCTTCCATTGCGAGACCACGGAGTTCTTCGACGAGACCGCTGTCTGAGACGTATCTGCCCATGGAATCACGTCTTGCGCCTCTGCCTCTTCCTCTTGCCATTGTGTAGGAATTGCCTCGCATAGTACGAGAAACGCCGCCTTCGTATGATTCGCCTGCTTCGGAATACTCTGAATCCTCAATGATTTTGCATAGATTTTTAATCGCATGAGCGAGTTTATCTACTACGTCAAGAGTTCCAGCAGACATTTCTTTTGTGCCATACTCGGCAAGTTCATTAATCAGTTTGTCCTTTAGTTCATACAGTTCATGCATGTTGATTTCTCCTTTCACGCTATTCTGTTGATTACGAGGTTCGCGTTCTGAACCTCAATAATCGGTGCGGGTGTAATAGTCGGGTCAGTCGTTGCGGGGACTGCTTCCACTGCAACGGAGAAACAACAACCTCGTGGTACTTTGATAATCGCTGTAGAAGTCAGATTTCCATATTCATTCACAGCCGCAGGCGTGAAGATAGCGCGACTCGTAAGTCGTGGCTCTCCCTGTACTGTTATTGCCACAGCTACAGGAACAACTTCTTCCGCCGTCTCTGGCAAAGCGACATTAGCGTTAAACACCACTTGATATGTTGCGAAACACTGCCCATCAGTCATACCGCGCAGAATAAAAACCCCTGTTTCGTCTTCGTGATAGATATATCCTTTTCGGCAAGGGATAGAAGCGTTGAAGATAATCGGAGAGTTGAGTGAAACTTCCTGTATCGGATTAGCTAGGTATTCTGCCGCCATAGAATCACCGCCTTACATTCCGCAACCGCAACCAGCATTCTGATTACATGTGAAAATCGGAGTTCTTCCATACACTGGAGTCGTCGGAACAGGACAAGAATTCAGCCGATTATAAAGCGCGTCAACTTCCTGTGCGAATCCGTTCTGGATGAAAGCATTCTGTGCTGTCTGGGATTCCCTGAGTGTAGCCATGTTCAACTGGTTCTGGAGCGACAGATTCTGAGATTTCAGCGCATCGATTTCTTGCTGGCACAGTTTGTCGAGGATTGCCTGCGTGCTTGCTGTCTGGGACTGGATAATATCCCTTACGCCAGATTCTAATGCCGCACGGTCAGCGCAGTTCTCAGTAGCAACTGTATACTTTAAGTCCGCGATGTTGGCACGGTTCTCACAACAGCAGTTCTGAAGCGAAGACTGCAAATTGAACATCTGGTTCATGTTTGCCATTTGTCTGCTATTCTCTGCGATTTCCGCTGTAGAGAAGCCGTTTGAGATAGCCTGATTTACGCCAGCGAAGCCGTTACACAGTGAGTTCTGGATTCCATTGATACCGCTGTTGATGTCACCAATGCCACTCATGATAGCAGACTGGTCAAAGCCTCTCTGAACATCATTGTTTCCCATCATAAACGGAATCGCGCCATTGTTGCCACCGCCGAAGCCGTTGCCCCAGCCGCCGCAAGCGAAGAGCAAAAGAAGAATAATCCACCAGCCATCGCATCCGAAACCATTGCCAAAACCACTATTGCCATAATTCATGCCTCCAGTAGGAGACACGAGCATTGTGGTGTTCATTCCACCTTCATCTGTTAAAGCCATAAAAAAAATACCTCCTAGTAACTTTTATAGGTCAACGACTACTAACCTTCTTGTGTAGCCGTATAACTACGTCTCCGTACGCTAGACGTTGTTATTGAAACATATTGCGGAACTGCGGGTCGTTCCGCATCTGCATCGCTCGATTGACTTGAGCCTGTGATACCTGTCCAGAATTGAGCAAATGCTGAATAATATCTTGCGGGGCGCTTATGCCTTGCGGGATGTTGTAACGCTGTGCAAGGAATCCAATCGGATTGCTTTTGAATTGCTGATAAATCTGCATCAGATTAAACGGCATGTTCATCTGTTTCTTCCCCCTTCTTTTTCAATGCTTCTATTTCGCGCCAGATTGCCGCTATTTCCCCTTCTAGCTTTTTTATTGCAACGTTATCGTTTTTGACGTTGCTCGAAGGATTTGGGGCATCTGGCGTCGAATTCTGGGGTTCTTCCTTTACAAGCCGATATTTGTCGAAAATCGGACGGTCTAATTGAGAAAATCCCATCGTCTTTGTATACACATACGGTGCTGTTTCGTCCTTGAAGGTCACACTGTTGCCGTATGCGACAGGGTAGTTACGCGCTTCTGTCTCTGAACGGACAGATACGAACCCAGAATTTTGAGTTTGTCCGCTCTGGAGCTGATTAGGAATAGGTGGATTCTGCAAATATGGATAATAGTTGTAAGGCATAATCAATTCTCCTTTTTGTACCAGTAATACTGTGGAATCTCTTTGCTGGAGTTCCACGAATCATAAATGTCTCCATCTTTCACAGTTGCAACGTGCTGTCCAAAGCCTAGAACGAACGTTCCTTTAGGGTGGTCACGAGTGAAATCTTCCGCTGTATAGCAGTTTGGGCAAGTATTCGGAATCACATCTCGATAGAATTCATGCTCGCGCAACACTGAACCCCACACGCTATTGCTATGCGGCATATCCCCCATAGCGAACCCGTTAGAGGTAATGAGTGCATACGCAGTCTCCCAATCAGTGTCTAGGGCTTTAGCGATTGCCCTGATTGAACAATCTTCCACGCGCCTTGCTGTTGGATTTGGATTGTATTCTACCCACATACGCCGTTCTCCTTTGTGTTATGTGACGTATTGTACTAGATATACTATTTCCAAAGGAAGTAACAAAACAGACGGTTTTCAGTCGGTTTTCAGTCGGAAAACAGACCCTTTTCAGTCGGAAAACAGACGGAAAACAGACGGTTTTTTATTCCTCGTAAAAAGCGAAACGCCCTAGTTTTCTAGGGCGTCCAGCTTTTTCTTAAATGTTCTGATGATAGTCTTAATTCGAGTCTCCGACATG